CGACGTTCCAACCCAGCGCCGCTTTCGGGGAGATCGTCACGGACTCATCAGGATTGAGCACGGTCAACGTCCACCAGCCCTACTCCCCGCCGACCAGTGACGCCGACGCCTCGCCGTTCGTAGGGATGGTCAAACGCATGTTCCCCAATGAGCGTGACCATCAGATTTTGTTCAGTTACATGGCGGCGCTTCTCCAGCATCCGGGCGTTAAATTCCGCTGGTGGCCGGTCATTCAGGGCGTAAAAGGCTCCGGCAAGTCTTTGCTTGGCGAGATCATGAAAACGTTCTTCAAGCCCGAATACCGATACGTCGCCGGGTATGATGAGACCAAGGGCGATTCAAACCATAACGCCTGGATAGAAAACAAGCTGTTTATTGTCATTGAAGAGATTGACCAGCGTAACCGCTCCAGCTTTATGGAACGTCTCAAGGAAATGGTGGCCAACAATGAGCTGTCGGTTAACCCCAAGGGCGTCGACCAGCGCATGGTCCCCAATTTTGCCAACGGCCTCATCCTGACCAACCACGCCGGTGGCGTTCCGGTGGATGACGACGAGCGTCGGTATGCCATGCTGACGCAAGCGCAGCAACGCGCCCAGGACCTGAAGGCCCACGGCATGACGGAGGATTATTTTCTGGGCATGGACAACTGGCTGCGGCGAGAGGGAGGTTTCGCGGCGATCGCCGGCTGGTTGATGCGCTACCAGATCCCCGACGAACTAAACCCGGCCACCCGCGCCCTGCGCGCGCCGCGCACCACCACCTGGGCCAAGGCCGTCAATGACTCGCTCACCATTGCTGAGCAAGAGGTGGTCGACGCGATTGAAGAGGGACGCCCGGGCTTCCGGGGCGGATGGGTGAGCGGCCACTACATGGCGATGCTGATGGAAGAGAAACGGATCAAGGCCACGCCCCGCAGCCGGGACCAGATTCTCGAAAAGCTGGGCTTTATCCGGCACCCCGCCCTTGTCTCCGGACGCCCCAACTCCCCCGTCATGCCGGACAACAAACGGTCGGTGCTATACGTGCGCGCCGGGCATCCCGTTTGCCTGGAGGCGCGGCCCGTCGCAGCTGCGGAGCATTATTCCAAAATGCAGCTCAATGCCCCCGTGGCCACGGATGCAGAAATAGCGTTCATTTCCCAATGAGTTAAGCCCTTCGGGGCTTTTCTTTTTGCCGAGCACTTGACGGGGCCGTCAATTCGAGGGTAAGTTGAACCATCGAATTGAGAGGACGCCCAGATGACCAACGCCGAAGCGCAATTCTTTCGCCACCACGGTCGCATCCGCGCCCACGTTAAAGGCCGCTGGTTCGTGTTTTCCGACGTCAAGGGTGGCTGGAGCAAACGCAAGCCGGCCTACCACGGCCCCATGCCGGACCAAGTCCCCGTGGCGGCAAATCCGAGCCGCTGGGGGTTGCCGTCGTGACACCCAATTTTTCGGGAGTTTTCTTTACCGCCTTGGGAGAAGTTTTCCACCGCATTCCCTTCCGGACTGTATCGGCAGGAGGGATGGCCGTGGCGATGGATCACACGTGGCCGGTTCGTGGTGAGGAGCGCTGGACGATGATGGTCATTTACGACCACCGGGGCGAAGAGCCCGTCGCCGTGTGCCGCCGCTCTCGCACCCGTGGCGATTGGCAGAACATCAGGGATTGAGACCATGTACGCAGTCAGCAAATTCACCCTCCGCTACGTCTACCTGCGCCACGCGGGCAACTGGTGGCGGCTCCCCAACGAACCGGGCGGATGGGAGCGCCGGCGTCGCATGCGGAACCTGCCGGCGGACGCCAGCAACCTCGGCGCCTTGGCTCCGGCTACGGCCCGCATTCTGGGCGCGCCGTCATGAGCTGGAGAGATGTGCAACGGCGGTTCTGGCCCGCGCCGCGCGCCGAGGCGCCTCTCATCACCTACCGCTACCCCAGCGCCTACGGGGGCTGGATCACCATTGGGGCCCGGGATTACCGGGAAGCGTTGCGTGAAGCAAACCGCTCGCTGTCCTATCCCAACGCCCAAAAGGAACATCTGGAGATTTGGAATGCCGACCATGGAAAATGGGAGCCCTGCGAGGGGTGAGGTTTACTGGCACATCGCCACCGGAGCCGTAAATTCGGCGGTTTGGGATGGGGACAAAGTCGACCTACAGCGCCAGGAAGCCGGCAATGTTTTCTGGTCGCCCCGGGAGGCCCGCGCCCATCTGGACGGCGTGCCGTATATCGGCCCGGGCGATCCCATCCCGACTTACGAGCGCGCGAAGCAATTGCATCAGATGATGCGGCTGGTGGATTTCAAAGGTTGCGATGGGGGGTGGCATCGGGCCCGGCGTATTGGCGTGGGGATTGAGGACCGGGAATTTCGCGTCGCCCCAGTGGTCGAGGCGCATCTGGAATTGCCGGAACCGATGCGACGCGCGCCAGCCATCGGGGCGGACGTCTGGTTTATCGCTCGCGGCGGCCGCGTAAAATGGGACGGGAGCGAGTGGGCCTTCGCGCAACTTCGCGCAGGTCTGGTCCACGCCTCCCAAGAGGGTTACCTCGCCACCCTCGCCGCCATCGGTTCCGCACTTGCTTTCACCTCGGAGGGTTGATCCATGTTCTCACGCTCCCTTGCCGCCATCGTTGCGGCCCTCACCCTGACCGTGGCCATCTCGGCGCCGCTCAACCTCAACTACGTTCCCAACGGAACCTTGTGGGCGCTGGCGTGCGGGTCATCGCTGGGCATCTATGTGTTTTACGCCAGCTCCGGCCGGGCGGCATGGTCACGGTTTCTGTTTCTTCTCGGCGCCGCTGTCGCGACGGTTCCGGTCGCGGGCTTCACGCGCGCCGCCCAACAGACCAATGCCATGGACCAATTTGGGCAGGGAATGGCCGCCGTCACGGTCGGGTTCTTCAGCGTGTTTGTCATCATGATTTTGTGGGCGGGCGCCTGGGCGCTGAGCCGGAGGGGTTGAGATGATGACAACAACCCTCGCACAACGATTGCTGGTTGAGGATGATTTGCGGAAGCGCGCCGGGCGTCTGGTCTACATCCCATGCGACTCCAGTCAGGAGAACGCCAACAAGCGCGGCGCGCTTTGCTGGTGGGGGCGCCGGCGGGGGCTTCAGTTTGACGAGATCGCCAACATCCTGCAGTGCAGCGAGTCGACGGCGCACCGGCAGTTCCATCGCTTCAACAAGGTGGCCGCGCCAGACGCCTCGCCGGCCGAAGCGCTCAGGGCATATGAGAAGTTCCTCGCGGCGGGGGTGCGGGATCGGGTGGCCCGGCGTGCGGACAAGAAAGACGAGGATTTCGCCGTGAAATCTGGAAGCCTTCGGGCCCTTGCGGAAGATGTGGCCGGGATGGTCCCCGATGTCCCGGCGCGGCGCGCGGCGCTCTACTATTGGGCCAACTACCGTATGGGGATGTCGCAAGCCGAGGTGGCTCGCGTGTTCGAGCGCAGCCCCACGGATGTCAGCCGGCACGTCCTGGAGGTGCGCGATCGTATCCGCGCCGGATTGGTCAAGGTCATGCCGGCCGGCGCGCCGGCCTACGTCGTCGCGGATCTTGCCGAACAGATGCGGCCATCGTGATTGACTTTGCCAGTGTGTGCAGCGGGATTGAGGCGGCCAGCGTGGCGTGGCATCCGTTGGGGTGGCGCGCTGCGTGGCTATCCGAGATTGACCGCAAGGCATCGGGGCTACTCGCGCACCATTACCCCAACACCCCCAACTATGGCGACATGACCACGCTGGCGCCTCGCATCCGCGCCGGGGAGATCGCCGCACCCCCGCTCCTGGTTGGCGGCACGCCCTGCCAGAGCTATTCCATCGCCGGCGCCCGGCAAGGGCTGGCCGACCCGCGCGGAGTGCTGACGATGCATTACGTCGACATTCTCAACGCGCTGGATGAGCGGCGCGCGGCGGCCGGAGATGGGCCGGCGCTTTGTCTGTGGGAGAACGTCCCGGGAGTCCTCAATGACAAAACCAACGCCTTCGGAAACTTCCTCGCAGCACTGGCCGGCGCGGGGCGCGCATATGACCCTCCAGACGGACGACGCTGGTCCGTCGCTGGTTGTGTGTTTGGACCCCGCCGCGTTGTCGCGTGGCGGGTTCTCGACGCCCAATATTTCGGCTTGGCCCAACGACGCAAGCGTGTGTTCGTTGTGGCAAGTGCTCGACCCGGGCCCGATCCCCGAGAAATACTTTTTGAGCGCGAAGGCGTGCGCAGGGATTTTGCGCCGAGCCGAGAACCGTGGCAAGAAGTTGCCGGAACTATTACGGCAAGCGCTGGAAGAAGGAACGGTATCGGGAGCGATTTTGGCGGAAACCTTATCGCTTTCGGCGGCGGACGGACCGGTGGACCAATTGACGTCGCTGCCTGCCTGACGGCGCGGGGCCAACGGATAGATTTTGAAGTCGAGACGTTTGCCGTGTCGGTAGCGCTCCGGGGCCGCGACGGCGGCGCCACAGCGGAGCTTGGTGACGAGGTGGCCGGATGCTTGCGGGCGTCAACCGGGGGCGGGGACAAACCGCATGTGCTGGCCGCCGCGCGCGTCCGTCGCCTCACCCCCACCGAATGCGAGCGCCTTCAGGGCTTTCCGGTGGGTTACACGGATGCGCCACGCGGCAACCGGCAGGCGGCTGACGGCACGCGCTACAAAGAGCTGGGCAACAGCAAGGCCGTCCCCGTGGTGCGGTGGATTGGCGAAAGGATTCAAAAATGCCTGACGTAACATTGTTGCATGGATGCAGCCTGGAGCTGTTGCGCATGTGGCCATCCAACAGCGTGGACAGCGTCGTGACGGACCCGCCATATGCGCTGGTGTCGATCGTCAAACGGTTCGGTGGGGAGGGCGCGGCGCCGGCAAAAGGAGATGTATACGCCCGGGCCTCGGCGGGCTTCATGGGCCAGCAGTGGGACACGGGCGAAGTAGCGTTCGCTGTCGAATTTTGGTCCGAGGTGATGCGGGTGCTCAAGCCGGGTGGCCACGTGTTGGCGTTTTCCGGGAGCCGCACATATCACCGGCTCGCCGTCGCTATTGAGGACGCGGGCTTTGAGATCCGAGACCAGATCATGTGGCTGTACGGGAGCGGATTCCCGAAGTCGCATGATGTGAGCAAGGGGATTGACAAGGCGGCGGGGGTAGAACGGGACGTAGTTGGGACTGTTCGTGCTGGTATTGGACGCGTTAGCAGAAACGGCGGTGAGCTTGTCGGTGGCGTTTGTGACGAGGGGGCCAAGCGGGTTGCGGTAGCCACCCCTGCAACCGACGCCGCCAAACAATGGGAAGGTTGGGGAACTGCGCTGAAACCGGCCCATGAGCCAATCGTCATGGCCCGCAAACCTCTTGTCGGCACGGTCGCCGCCAATGTGCTGGCGCACGGGACGGGGGCAATTAACGTGGACGGGTGTCGGGTGGGGGATGAGCCGATGCAGGCTACCGCCAGCAACGGCGTCCTGATCTCGGAAAATGGAAGCATGGCCGGCGGCAACTATGGCAGAGTTGCCGCCGGCACAAAAACCGGTCGCTGGCCCGCCAACATCATCCACGACGGCAGCGACGAGGTTGTGGCGGCGTTTCCGAACAGTAAGTCTGGAGTGGAGAGTGCCCCCCGTGGCACGGGGGGGGATATGGTCTGGCGTAAGCAATAGCCCATGTGGACCTCAGTACGGCGACTCCGGATCCGCCGCCCGCTTCTTCTATTGCGCCAAGCCAGGCAAGGCGGAGCGTGGCGAGGGCAACAACCACCCCACCGTCAAGCCCCTCAAGCTGATGGCCTATCTGTGCCGGCTGGTGACGCCGCCCGGGGGACTCATCCTCGACCCGTTCGCCGGATCCGGGACGACAGGAATTGCCGCCCGCGACGCCGGCTTTCGCGCCCTGCTGATGGAACGTGAAGATGCGTATGTGAAAATTATCCGCCAGCGCTTGACGGCTTCGTCAACTTAAAATATTAACTGAGCATCACTGGAGGACGCGAGATGACTGAAACGCAAGAGTTGTTCAACGCGCGAGAGATGCTGGACGCTGACGACGCATGGCAAGAGCTTTGCGAAAAGGACGACCGCACGTCTCCTGATGAATACCCCAACCACGCGCTGATCACCCGTGACGAATTGGCGGCTTACGTGCGCGCCCCCACCTGCCCACCCGGCCACATCATGATCGGTGATCGCGCCGTGCCGGAGCCGATGCGGGAAGCGCCGGAGGTTGGCGCGCATGTCTACCTTGTCGGTCCGGGCGATCGAGATCTGTGCAGCATTATTCGGTGGGACGGCTCGCGGTTCTTCGCGGAGCTGCTAGATCGCGGCCTCATCCACTCCACCGAAGCCAACGCCCGCGCTCACGCAAAGGCAATCATCGCTATGTCTGCTGGGGAGAGCGTGTGATGCAGCCAGCCCCGGGAGACGTGATCGCCGTCTGGTTTAGCAATGGCGCTGCCAGCGCGATCGCATGGCAGGAAACCCTTCGCAGGTATGGCGACATGTGCGACGTGCGCGCCATCAACAACCCTGTTGCGGAGGAAGACGAGGACAACCTACGTTTTGGCGCTGACGTGTCGAAATGGCTGGGTCGCCCGCTGATTGAGTGCGTCAACCCTAAATTCCCAACCGCTTCAGCCGTCGATGTGTGGGCCAAGCGCGGCGCTATGAGCTTCATCCATGGTGCGCCATGCACGGTGCATCTGAAAAAAGAGGCCAGGCAGCATTACGAGCGTCAGAACAAAGTCGACTGGCATGTTTTGGGCTTCACCGTTGAAGAAAAGCGGCGGCATGACCGATTTGTACTAACAGAGCGGAGCAACGTCTTGCCCGTGCTCATCGAAGCCGGACTGTCAAAACAAGACTGCTTTGACCGGATACTCGCCGCCGGCATCGCCCCGCCAGCCGTGTACGCCAAGGGCTTCCCGAACGCTAACTGCATCGGGTGTGTTAAGGCAACGAGCCCGACGTACTGGAACCTGGTGCGGGAGAAATACCCCGAAGTTTTCGCAGCCAGGGCCAAGCAGGGGCGCGAACTGGGCGGCGGAAAACTGGTTCGATACCAGGGAAAGCGCATCTTTCTGGATGAACTGCCTGCCGACGCCAAGGGCCGCAACCTCAAGAACATGACCTTTGAATGCGGCATCTTTTGCGAGGAACGTCCATGACTGACCGCACAGAGCGCGAGGGGCCGACATATGCCGATGGTCGATACCTTGTCCTGCCGGACGGGTCACGACTTGGCCCTTTCTCCAGTCATTGGGCAGCATGCGCCGCGATGGTCCGCAGGAGCGATCCGACGTTTGTGTCACTCGGCGGCGACATGCCGAGCGATCTGGCGATAGAGGCCGGCCGCCCCACCGAAGCCCTTGCGGGTAAGGGAGGTGGGAATGTCTGACAAACTGACCATGGCGCAGCGCTGGGCGCTGCAAGCAATCGCAGACGGCCACGGCTGGTCCCCTGCGTCCCTCGGCCAAAAGATGATGGAGCGCCACGGAGCCGTCCCGGCTTGGCGTGGCACGATGCAATACAAGGCCCAGGGCTACGGCCGGATGGGCGGGGCCATGGCCGCGAGGTTGGAGCGCATGGGCCTCGTCAGTCTCTGGCGCGACGCCCGTGGCCGGAAATGGGCCGAGCCTACAGCCGCCGGCCGCGCCGCCCTCAAGGAGGATCGCCCATGAGTAAGATCAACGATGATGGTCGCACATGGCCCTGCTCCATCAATGACAAGGGCTACGTCCAACCATGTTGGGCAATGGCGGAAAGCTTGGAGGACAATTTCGGGCGCGGAACGCGGGCGCAAGGGCTGAAGCTGGTTTCGCTGGTCAACACCAGAACGCACGAAGGCGCTGGCTCCATGATCATTTGCAAGAGCGGGGGCCATTCAAAGCGCGGCATGACCATGAATTGGTGTCCGTTCTGCGGCGGATGGATCCGCAAGAACAAGACACAAGCCGAGTTTATTGCCGAGGTCGAAGCTGCGAAGGCCGAAGACGCTGCCCGCACCCAGGGAGGCGACGCCGATGGGTGACAAGCTGACAGTGGGTCGCGCCGTGTTCGGGCCGACAGCTGTTTCATCCGGAATGCCGCCAGACCCGCTCGGGGACAACACGGCTATGCAACTGCATTCCGCGTGGAAGCAATTGTGCATCGACAACCCTGCGCGCATTGCCGCGCTTGAGGCCGAGATCGCGAAACTTCAGGCGTCTCTGGAGAAGATCGCCTGCCGGCACGTCACCGTTGAACCCTTGTGGTGGCAATTGGAAGCCCGCGCCGCCCTCGCCAAATCGACAGGAGGGGATGATGGGTGATGCGCAGATGAAAATTCTGGATGCGGCGGGGATGCTGATGAGGGCCACGGGACAGGTAGAAAAAGCGGAGGCGTTTGAGAGTATCAAGTGCCGCATCGCCGCCCTCACCGCCGAACGTGACGCCCTCCGCGCCAAGTTCGAGGAAGCTCGGGGGGCAATACAAGCCGCGATTGACTGCGGAATGGTGCCTACCACGTCCGCAAGTGAGGGCGGCGCGTCCCGATACGCAGAGCAAGTCATCGTGGCTGACAGGCTTCGGCAGGTCATCGCCAAAGCGACAGGAGGGGATGATGGCCAGCAGTAACGCATCGCTGCACTACGCCCTCGCCATTGAATTGTGGGTGGCGATTATCTGGATAGCCCGGATCGCCGCCTAACAACTGAAAAATCAACCCTGGAGTTTGTTTGATGAACGCCAAATTCAAGCTGACCAGCGAAACCAAGAACTGGTTCGGCAGAACTCTGTTTCGTATCGAGGCCCTGATTTCGTTTGGGTCAGTCGAGGCCGGCGACAAGGGCGGTTTTGTCGAGAAGGAAGAGAATATCTCTCCGGACGGCAACGCCTGGGTCTCCGGCGACGCCCGGGTCTTCGGCGACGCCCGGGTCTCCGGCAACGCCCTGGTCTCCGGCGACGCCCAGGTCTTCGGCAACGCCCGGGTCTCCGTCAACGCCCGGGTCTCCGGCGACACCCGGGTCTACGGCGACGCCCGGGTCTCCGGCGACGCCCGGGTCTACGGCAACGCCTGGGTCTCCGGCAACGCCCGGGTCTACGGCGACGCCCGGGTCTCCGGCAACGCCCTGGTCGTAAAGCCCATCACCACGGCCACCCGCTCTGACGGCTACACTTTCGCGCTGTTGCCCCACAAGGATGGATCGTTCCGTATCACGGCAGGATGCAGGCATTTCACGTTCAGTGAGGCTGACGCCCACTGGACGTGGCGAGACGGGACGCCTCTGGGCGACGAGACCCGGGCCATTCTCAAGTTTTTCCGGACAGCGGCAGCGATCCCCGGCATCGCTCACGTTGCGGAGGACGCAGCATGACCACCACCCCAGAAACCCGCGTCGTGCCGGTTGAACCAGACGACAACATGATCGACGCTGCTAAGCGCGCCTGGTCGCAGAAGTGCGCGGACGTGGAGGCCAATTACCCGACTGAGCATCCTGATGATGGTGGTGGGCCTATGGGATATGCGATCCGAGCAGCAATCGCCGCCGCCCCTGCCGCGCCTGCGCCGGAGCCGGAGCCGGAGCCGGTGGCGTACCAGACGCTGACGGCCGGCAAGTGGGTGGAGTGCTCAGAATTTGTCGCCAAGGGATGGGGTGACACCCTTGCTGATGGGTGTCGGGCGCTCTACGCCGCCCCGCTAGCCCCCGTTGCCGCCAGTGCGGTGGAGCCGCCGTATGTCACGCACCGGCCCTTGATCCGCAATGCCATTGCGTTGCTACGCATGCGCGGTGGCAGCACGGACGCCATGCGTGTGGTGCGCGATCTGGAGGCGTTGCTGCAAGGGATGCCTACGCCGGCCGATCTAGTGTCTCCAAAATGGCTGAGCATTGCCGCCAGTGCGGACATGCGGGACGCCTACGTTGGCGCGCGCGAGGACTTGGCGATCTGGAAGAAACGGGCGCTTGAGGCAGAAGCGAAGTTGCGGGCAAACCCCGTTGCCGCCAGTGCGGTGGATGCGATCCAGTTTATCGAGAAGCGCCGCGACGACTACGTGCGCGACCACGGTATCTATGACCCATCGACAGGCGTGACGGAATTTCCGGGCAACGGCGACGAATACGTTGGCGAGCTTGAGGAAATCATTGACGGCTTGCGCGCAGCGGCGGAGGGAAACCGATGACCCCTAATGAGGCAAAGGCGGCGGTAAAGATGCTCCGGGCCGTCTGGGCGCATCAGGAGGAATCCCGGCGGGGCAAGTGGCGCAAGCGCTGGATGAACCAGGCCGAGTTGATTGGCGGCTGGTCCAAAGACCCCCGAACGCACGTTGGATGCGTATTTGTCAAAGACAACCATCGGCTCATGGACGGATACAACGGCCTGCCGCGCGGCGTCTGCGATGACCCGCCGGTGAGGTGGGGGCCGGAGGAAAAGTACGACTGGATGTGCCATGCGGAAGCCAGCGGCGTGGCCAAGGCGGCCCGACATGGCGTCAGTCTCATGGGGTCGACGTGCTTTGTCACGCACAAGCCCTGCTCGCAGTGCATGTCCCTGATGCTCAATGCGGGCGTCGCGGCTGTCATTTACGGGCCGGGCAAAACCAGCATGCCGGAACAGAAATTCCGGATAACGACAATCATGTGCGAGGAAGCCGGGGTGCGGCTGGAGGCTTACTGATGAGCTGGATTCAAACTTACTCGGGCGCCGTCTTCGATCCGCTGGAGCCCATGCGGCACGAAATGCCCCTGCGGGATATCGCCCACTCGCTCTCCATGCAGTGCCGCTACAACGGCCATTGCCTGAAATTCTACAGCGTGGCCGAGCACTGCATACTCCTGGTCGCGGCCCTGAGCCGGGATGGCGTCAAGGATCGTGACATCCTGCGGTGGGCGCTCATGCACGACGCCCCCGAAAGTTGGCTTTGTGACCTGCCGCGCCCGCTCAAGCCTCATGTGTTGGGGTTTGCCGACCTTGAAGAGGCGGCGGAACGGGCCGTGGCCGAGCGTTTCGACCTCTCCCCCGCCATCCCCGATATCGTCAAGGAATATGACGCCCGGGTCCTGCACGATGAGAAAGCCCAGAACATGGCGCCCGGACCGGAATGGGGTATCCCCGGCGAGCCGCTGGGGGTCAAACTGAAATTCTGGTCGCCGGAGGATGCGAAAATTCGCTTCATCACCACCGCGCGCATGCTGGGCCTGCGTGTCACATGACGCCGGCCGATCGCATTGAAATGCTGCAGGAGGAAAACCGCCAGTTGCGTGAGGCGCTGGCCCCTACCCTCCCCATACTCCCCCGGGTGCGGCTGACGCCCTGCGAGAGTGTTCTGGTCTCGCTGATGTTACATCAGGACGTGGCCAGCTATGAGCGCATCCGGCTGTCCGTCAAACCCCTGTTTCCGCACGATTATGACATGAGTGAGTCGGGGGTGCGGGTGCTGGCCTACAAGACCCGGATCAAGTTGCGAATGCTGGGGGTCGAGATGCAGACGCTCTACAAGGTGGGGCACTACCTGCTCCCGGAAGACAAGGATATCCTGCGTGGCCAACTGGACAAAAGCCGACGAGCGGCGCCGGCAGAAGGCGCTGGAGCGGGGGGCGCTTAACCGGCGCCTTCTGAACGAATGGCAACTGGCGGAACGCATCTGGATTTCCTGGGCTTCCCGCAATGCCAAGCCGCCTGGCCGGCGCTCCCGGCTGGTGCGGGCCCGGGTTGGAGATGTTCCCGTGCGCATCAATTTGCGCCGCGCTCTCCCCCAACCCCATCTGGATGTAGAAATTGACCCCGCGTCTGAGCTAGGACGCGATTTACTGGAGTGGTTGAAGTCCAGAACCGCGCCGGGCCAGTTGGAGCGCGAGTTGTTGACCTACTGAGCAAAGAGAGGATGCGAAATGAGACTGACGAATTTGTTCCGGTCGAAGATTGCCACACGGGCGATTGAGGCGGCGTACGCCAAGCGCGCGGCGGAACTGCTGGACCGCGAATATCGGGTGGCGTGGGATGTCTACCGGGTCTTTGTTTCCGCTGAAGTGGAAATGCGGGTGAAGAGGCTCCCCAAAGGGTGGGTGCGGTATGGTGACGTGGTCAGGTTTCACGCGGCGGACGGGCGGTTTTTGCACCTCAAGATTCGGGCGGAGCACCCCATGGCCGACCAAACCCGATGGCAGTTGAGGGACGTGGGGTCTCCCGTCTCTATTGATGTCGATCGCCTTTTGCGGGACGAGGAAAAGCTGCGGGCCGACAAGGCCGAAACCCGGCTGAAGCTGGAAACGCTTCTGGAGAGCTACACGACCGACAATGCCTTGCGGGAAGCGTGGCCCGAGGGCCGACCGTTCATTGACGCAGCGATGGCCCCACCGTCGGCGCCCAAAGTTCTCGCTCCTGATTTCAGTTTCTTCAGGGGATTGATCGACGGCTAGAATACCGCTAAGTTTCGCGTGCGTCAGTTAGTAGAGCGTCCTCCCAATGAAGACCCCCGGGCCCATCCCTCCCGGGGGTCTTTTTGCGTTCAGGAGTTGCTGGCGGTAGCGGCGGCCCGGGCCAGCTTGGGATCCGAGCTGTAAACCGTCACGTCCGGCATGGCCGCGACACTGGCGACCTGAGCCGCCGGACGGCGCGCCCAGAGCCCCCACAAGGCCGTCGCCGCGACGATGAGGGCGCCGGCCGCCTCTTCCATACCATCAAGCGGTATCCAGCCCTTGCTGGCCGCCCACGTGCCGAGGGCAATGAGGGCATATCGCAGCAGCATCATTTACGGGCCTCCTGAAGCGCCAGCAGCGCGCGCCGTACGGCGCCGAGGGCCGAGACGGTATCGGTGGGCGGCGTGGCGCACACGGCGCTGATGACCATGACGGCCTCGGCGGCCTTGAGGCGGACCTTCTCGGGCGCCCCGACCTGCACGGCCAGCACTGCGAGCTGGAGGGCCTGACATTGCTGCCCCAGCTTGCTGGCGGCGTTGTCGAGCGTCTGGCAGGCGCCCAGGGACATGGCGAGGGCAACCGCCCCCGCCGCAAATAACTTGCGCATGTGATTACTCCAGTGCGGCCCAGGTGGCCGGCCCCACCTTACCGTCAACCATCAGCTTGCGCGAGCGCTGGAAGGCTTCCACGGCCTTTTGCGTCAGATCGCCAAAGTCGCCATCTTCCCGCAGTTTGGGGCTGGCCCCCAGAGCGTTGAGGCGCTGCTGCAGGTATTCGACGTGCGGCCCCAGATGGCCACGAAGGGTGAGAGGGCGCGCGGGTTTGGGTGCGCTTGGGGAGGGTGGCGGAAGGCGCGCGGGGCTGGCTTTGGTCCACGCCGCCTGGAAGTGCATGCCGTCAGGGTTGCTCCAGTGGCCACCCCATTCCCAGCCCTCAGCCTCAAAGGCGCGGATGACGAGCGGGTCCATCTTCGGGTTGCGGTTGCCCAGGCCATTGCGGGCCGGGTCAAAGTCCACGGCGCAGCCATAGGAGTGCATGGACAGTGAGGATCCCGTACGCATGGGCCGGTAGTTGTAGCCCCCACCCCAGTTGCTCATGCCGATGCGGTCAATTTCCGCCTGAGACCTTCCGCAGGCCTCCCAGATGGCGTTCAGCACCCGCTTGAGGCTGTCCGCGCACTTGCGGTGGACACGCATCCCGGAGGTCTTTTTGCCATCGTAATAGAGGGTCCAGGGGGCCGGGATCGATACCAGATTCGCGGCCTCCCAGGCGGCGGTTCCGGGCACGCCGTAGAAGGTCGGACAGGCGGATTGAAGTGGCCACGTGGTCATATTTGGGGTCTCCGTTAATTGCCGGGGGAATATAGCACGTCTCGCCGGCAATTAAAATGAGGCAACTTTGTGGCGGAGCGTCGTGGCGCAAAATAACAAGTTTTTAATTGCTGGAGGGCTTTTGGTAACGGTTCCGTGATGTTGGGGGCATATCGTATTGAAGACGTTGAGATATTTTTGGAGATAGGCATAGGTTGTTGAAATCGTTGGGGAAATTTGGGCTCCTGAATTTTGGTCGAGCGGGACGGCTTGAAGTAAAGGTTCATGAACCAGGGCTTAGGGTACTGTAATTGGCTGATGTTCGTCCGAAATCCCACGATCCCACACTTTTTGGCCGGTCAGCCCCATGTGACGAGGGGTAAATGTAACAATGTTGCATTATGACAATCGTTAACTAAAGGATTAACCTTTACACGGGGGATTCCGAAAAATATCCGTTTTTCCGTTTTTTTTATTAAATTATATAATAAATAGAATAAGATAACCCTCCCAAACTCAGGATTTTCAAAACCGTTTTTTTTGTGGGATCGTCCAAAAACACCCCTCTTCAACTCTATTTTCTTAAAGAATTTCAAATACCTAAGCCTTACAAAAATTTGGTTTTCGCGCTCTCCCCAAATCCCGGGATCGCAAATTGCACCGTGACCATCCCCCACAATGGCCCGTGCGTGTGTTTGGTATCGCCCAGAATTGACGCTTTGAGGGCGTCGGGTATGATGAGGGCCAGGGGCCGCTTTTAGCCGCTGACGACGCTACCGGAGACAAAATGGATATTTTGATCATCGTCACCCCAACGGGTAACGGAACGCGCGGACCGCGCTATCGGGCGGAGTGGATGGGCGTCCCCGTGGCCAATTCCCGGACGCCATTTTTCGCCGCCGCCCGGACGCTTCTGGCGCAGGGGTTGCCGCCGGACGCAACGCTGGTCATGCGGCACGCGGGAAGCCAGATTGACTCCATCCGTCAACGTCTGGGGCGCGCGGCGGCACTGACGATCTCGGAGCCCGACAAGGGGCGGGTGCGCGCGACGCGATGGACGCCACACGAGGCAAACGTTACAAAGGGGGCATGACGGACCTGTCAGAACCCGAAGAACTGTTCCTCCAGCTCTGGTCGCAAAGCCGCGACCGGATTGAGTCGTGGCGCGCGGCGTTTCCCGACCGTGACCATCGCCGGCGCCCCGTTTCGGAGCGCATCGCGGAATTGCTCAAAAGGCCCGAGGTGCGTGCGAGGTGGGAAGAGCTGGAGCTGAAGCGGGCGGAGCGCCTGGGGTTCTCGCGGGAATCGGCCATCCGGATGCTGCTCGACGTGTGGCATGCGGACGTCAATGAGGTCGTCAGCTTGCGCCGGGGATGCTGCCGGCACTGCCATGGCGAGGATCACCGCTACCAGTGGACGGAAGTTGAATACGCCGACGCGCTGGCCAAGGCCGCCGCAAACAAACCGGAGCCACTGCCTCCCCCGGATATTGCGGGGGGTTTCGGTTTTGACCACGCGCAGGACCCCCACCCCGACTGCCCGCAATGCCAGGGAGACGGAGACGCCCGGCTGGTCATGCGTGACACGACGCAGCTCAGCGAGGAAGGACGCCGGCTCTATCTGGGCGTGAGGGAGCGCAAGGGGGGTCTGGAGGTCGTCATTGCGGACCGGCAGAAGGCGCTGGAGCTGGCGTGCCGGCTCGCCGGGTTCCTTGGGGGTGGCATTGAACAGCTCATGGGGGCGGCCTTTGCGGGCGTCATGCGCGCCCAGGAGCTGAAAGACCTTGACCCCGAGGCCGCAGCCCGGGCATACCAGAGTATGTTGACGGGACGGTCAACCTAACTGGAGACGAGGTGACGTCGATGGCTGAGTACTTCCCGCCCCTCGCCGGCCGCACCGGCGCCCAACATGACGAATGGGAGCGCATGCAAAAAGCGACCCGCCGCGCGGAAGGGCCGCAGGACGTCATGAACGTGGCGTTACCGGCTCTCATTGAAAAGGGGCTTGACGCCAAGGCCGCCGCGCAATGGGTGGCGGAGTTTACTGACGAACTGATGAGGGTTGAGGCATGACGCCCGAGGATTATGAGCGAGAGCTGGCGCGCAAAGACAATGAGTTAGAGGCAATCAAAGCCCTGCTCATGACGCAGGCCGTCCCTGACGAGGTAAAGCGCTTGCAAAATGATCTGGCGGCGGCGTTGGGGGACATAGCGAGCCTGAGAGCGTCCGCGCGGGACGTGGATGGCGGGCTTGATCAGGCGACCGGGCAACACGAGGCGGAAATAGCGGCGCTGGAGGACGAGCACGCCAAAGACTGGGAGCCGATAGAGGGGGCAGTTGAGGACCTTTGCGTGTCGTTCGGCCTGCCGCGCCGCCCGTCTCCTGTGGACCTGTGCCGCTGGCCGGCGCTCAAAAGACTGGTGGACCTTGTCCAGCTTTAATCCCGACTACGCCGCAATTTATCAGGAGCGCATGCAGCGGCTGGAGTATATCCGGGCCAACCCGGAGCAACTCCCACTGCTGAAACGCTATTATCGCGAAAACATCGCGCAATTTATTGACGACTGGGGGATGACATACGACCCCCGTAACGCCGACATCGGGTTGCCGCCGGTCGTGCCCTTCGTTCTGTTTCCAAAGCAACGGGAATGGATCGAAAAGGTTATCTGGTGCTGGAAAAATCGGGTGCCTTTGACCACGGAGAAGAGCCGCGACGCCGGCGTGTCCTGGCTGGCGGTCTCGACGGCCAGCAGTCTGTGCCTGTTCCACAATGACCTGGCCATCGGCTTCGGGTCGCGCAAGGCCGAATACGTCGACCGGCTGGGATTCCCAAAATCTCTGTTCTTCAAGGGCCGCATGTTCCTGCGGATGCTTCCGCCGGAGTTTCTGGACGGCTGGGACGAAAAGCGCCATTCGCCCCTCATGCGCATCAGTTTCCCGGGGACCGGATCAGTCATCAGCGGCGAGGCAGGCGACGGCATAGGCCGTGGCGATCGGTCGTCTCTCTATTTCGTTGACGAATCGGCTTGGCTGGAACGTCCGGAACTGGCCGACGCCGGTCTGTCCGCGACGACCAATTGCCGTATCGACATTTCGTCAGTCAACGGCATGGACAATCCATTTGCCGTCAAGCGCTGGTCCGGTAAATATGAGGTCTTCACATTTCACTGGCGCGACGACCCGCGCAAGGATGACGCCTGGTATGCGCGCCAGTGTGAGCTGCTGGCCGCCAACATCGTCGCGCAGGAAATCGACATCGACTATCACGCATCGACGGAAGGCAAGCTGATTGAGGCGGCGTGGGTTGAGGCCGCCATTGGCGCCGCCGCCAAACTGGGCATTCCGCTCCGGGGCCGCAGGCGCGCCGCGCTCGACATCGCTGATGAAGGCAAAGACCTTAACTCCTGGGCGATGGCCGAGGGCATCCAGCTTGAGCACCTTCAGAGCTGGAGCGGCAAGGGCGGCGACATTTACAAGACGGCGGTCCGGGCGTTCGACCTGTGCGACGAGCACGGAATCGAAGACCAGAGCTATGACGCCGACGGTTTGGGGGCCGGCTTCCGTGGCGATGCGCGCGTCATCAACGACAGGCGGGGCCGGGGCCGCGAGATTAACGCAACGGCCTTCAGGGGATCCGGAGCCGTGCAGGACCCGGAGAAACCGATCCCCACCGCCGCTCCTGCCGGAAAGACATTCCGCCGGAGCGAATCGCGGACCAACGAGGATTATTTCGCCAACGCCAAGGCGCAAGCGTGGTGGAATCTCCGCGTCAAATTCCAGCGCACCGCGCGCGCCGTCGAGGCAGGGAGCATTGAAGGGTATGACCCGGACGACCTGATCAGCATCAACCCGGATTTGCCCGAATTGAACAAGCTTCGCATGGAGTTGGGGCAGGTCACTTATGAGCTGACGGACGTCGGACGCGTCAAGGTCGTCAAGACGCCAGATGGCATGTCGAGCCCCAACCGCGCCGACGCCGTCATGATCCTCAACGCCCCACGCAAAACTCACTGGAGTCGGGCTTGACCGTCCCGTCAATTGCGGTATGGTCACGGTAGCGAAGTCAATGTGTATCGGCAGGCAGACGACGGAGGCCCGGCCATGTAGCCCAAACCCCGGCAAGCCATCAGCGATGACGAGAACCGAAGTTGGGAACGGTTAGAATTGAGCGGACATGGGGAGCCGCAATTACCCAACACTCCCCTTTGAAATTCAGAACGCGTTATGGGCCGGGCGTATCCCCCGGGGGCTCGTCGTGGGGTCCAACCGTAACGCGCCCGGCTTCAGGCGTCTGAACCGTCCGGGCCGGGACCAATTGTAAAGTGCTGGAGAGGACGACTCAAAGTCAGGTTAGGTTTTTCCGGGCTTTTCCCAATCTTTGAACGGACCGCCAGTGCTTTACGATGCGCCCCCTCCGGACCACTCTTCTGGAGGGGGCTTTTATTTTGGGAGGAACGGAATGCCATCAAAGCCGCCAAGTCAAAAGAGTCCGTCAACTCTGGAACGGGCTTCCATCATCTTGCTGGATCGCTTGTGGGCCGCCGCTGCGCGGCTTTACGCCCCGGACCCCGCCACGCTCGACACCCGGTTTGCCGATTTCAGCCGGCGACTGGACGCGGCGCTGGCGCGCAGGCATACTGCTCCGCGCTGCTAGGTATGATGGTTGTGTTTGTGTCACCCCCAGCCCGCCCCACGCCACGGGGCGGGCTTTACTTTTTGACGGGGCTGTCGGCATATTCCCTGCATGTGGCCATTTCGCAAATCCCCAGCACCGACGCCCGCCCCCGAGCCCAAGCCGGCGCGCTGGGAACAGGCGTTTTCTACCGACCTTCTGCAGGACGGGGAGGCGCGCGCGCGGGCCCTGCGGCTCAAGCAGGCCATTCTCGACGCCCAGCCGCCGACGTCGCGCACCAGCGCCATGGATGCGTGCGTGTTCCCCGAGGGCGAGAACGGCGCCGACGACGGGTCAATTCCGGACGCCGTTCTGGGGTGGTTTACGTCCGGGCAGTTTCTCGGCTACCAAAATCTCGCGGTAATCGCCCAGAACTGGCTGATCGACAAGGCGTGCGCCATGCCGGCGCGCGACGCGGTTCGCCACGGGTTCGATCTGACGCTGTCCGACGCCGGCGGTCAGGAAGAGTCCGGGGATCTGGAGAAGCGGATCAACGAGTTGAACCGCGAACAGTTCGCCTTGAGCAAACATCTCGTTGAGTTTGTGCGGTTCGGTCGGGTGTTCGGCATTCGCCACGTGCTGTTCGACGTGCGGCCGAAGGGTGTCAACATCAACACGTGGCGCGAAAACCCCTTCAATTTCGACGCCGTATCGCCGGGGTCCTACAGGGGCCTCGTGCAGATTGATCCCTACTGGATGGCGCCGGAAATGTCGGCCGTGGGAACGTCCGATCCGACGGACCCCGACTTCTATGAGCCAGAATGGTGGAATGTCATGGGGCGGCGCATCCACCGTTCCCACTTCGCCATCTTCGTCCCTAACCCGATCGCGGACATCCTGAAGCCGCTCTATCTCTATGGCGGCGTCAGCGTCCCCCAGCGCATCCTGGAGCGCGTCTACGCGGCGGAGCGCACGGCCAATGAGGCGCCGCAGCTCGCCATGAGCAAGCGCCTTGACGTGCTCAAGACTGATCTGGCTGGCGTCATGGCCAATCACGAGAATTTCCAGCAGAACATGCAGTTCCGGTCCCGGAACATGAACAATTACGGCATCCAGGTGGTCGACTCGGACGATACGCTGGAACGTCACGACACGGCGCTGACGGACCTGGACGTCACCGTGATGACGCAGTATCAGCTCGTCGCGGCGGCGGCCAACGTGCCGGCTACCAAACTTCTGGGAACGACCCCCAAGGGCTTTAACGCCACCGGTGAGTATGAGGAATCCAGCTATCACGAAGAGTTGGAGACCATCCAGAATAACGATCTGACGCCGTTGGTAGAGCGGCACATTCAGTTGCTCATGAAATCCGAGGGGCTGGACGACAGCGATGAAATCAAAATCGTCGTCAACTGGCTCCCGGTCGACAGCCCGACCGCCAAGGAAGTGGCAGAAATCCAGGAGCTGGAGAGCCGTCGTGACGTCAACCTGGTCAACGCTGGCGCCATTGACGGGCTGGACGTGCGCAACCGGCTTATTGCGGACCGGCGTAGCGGCTACGCGGATCTGAGCGAAGAGACGGAAGCGGACGAGGGAGAGATTGACGACCGGCCGCCCGGCGACATCCCGGAGGAAACCGTTGGCAAAAGCTCCTGACCGCCTCCTGACCCGCAAGCGCCAGAAGTGGGCGGAAGAGCGTGGCGGCGCACAGTTCCGGGGCACGCCCCTGACCGCGCCGGCCGCGCCCGAGGTGCGGCTACGGCAGTCCCTGGAGAAGATGATAACGGAGATGTCCCGGACGTGCATCCGGGAGGTCAAGACGCTCTACCGCCAGCCGGAAGCGGCCACCGTGGCCATGGACGCCAGCTTTGCGGAGATGGCCGGCCGCCTGATGAGCAAACTGCGCCAGAAGTTCGAGAAGCTGTTCGGGTCCCGTGCGCTCAGTCTTTCCCGCACCATGCAGGAGGGCGTCAACCGCGCCAGCGCCGGCCAGCTCCGGCAAAGCCTCAAAGAGGTCAGCGGCGGGCTGTCTCTCAAGACGGACGTCATCAAAGGCCCGATCGAAGAGAGTATGAAAGCCGGCATCAAGGATGGGGTGTCGCTCATCAAGTCTTTGCCGTCTAAATATTTTGACGACATTGAAGGCGCCGTGTTCCGGTCAATCCAGTCCGGGCGCGGCATGGCCGACCTTGTCCCCACGCTGGAACGGATGGGCGGGATCTCCAAACGCCGCGCCGCGCTCATCGCGCGCGACCAGACCAGCAAGGCAACGACGGCCCTCAACAAGGCCCGCATGAAATCCATGGGCGTCAAGCAATTTGAATGGCTGCATTCGGGGGGAGGCAAAGAGCCCCGAAAATTGCACCTGGCATTTAATGGCCGTATATTCAGCCTGGACGACCCGCCGGTCATTGACGAACGGACGGGGGAGCGAGGTTACCCCGGGCAGTTAATCAACTGCCGGTGCCGGATGGTCCCGGTGCTGACGTTTGGAGACGACGAATAATGGTGACGGCGCGGCGGTATGACCATAACGGATGGTTTGAGGTGCGCGAGAACCCCATCAGCAAGGTGGGGGTTTTCCCATATCTGGGCCGGTCCCTCGGCGCCGGGTATGAGCCTGATCGCGTTTATAACGTCCTGCGCCCGGCCGAAGAACTGAGCGACCCGGAGACCATTGACAGCTTCAAGATGATTCCCCTCGTGGACGACCACGAGATGCTGGGGGAGCACGGCACGTCTGACGCCGAGAATTACGGCGTCCACGGCACGCTGGGCGAAAGCGTCGTCTTCCGGGACGGGACGCTGTACAGCAATATCAAAGTATTCTCGCGCGAGATGGCCGACAAGATTGACCGTAAAGAAAAGGTCGAGTTGTCCTGCGGCTATTTTTGCGAGTATGAAAAGGCGAACGGCGTCTTTAACGGCGAGCCTTATGAGGTGATCCAGCGGAAAATCCGTGGTAATCACATTGCACTTGTGGGAGAGGGCCGGATGGGCAGTGAGGTCCGCGTGCTCGACCATATGGACCACGCGCAGTTTGCGCTTGATTCAGCGGAGTTTGTTAAGATGAGCAAAAAGCGGAAGCTGCGCGCTGGTCTGGACGCCAACGACGTCCTGGCTCAACTGGCCGCCGTCATCAACGGCGCCATGGTGATGGACGAGTCGGAAGACGAGACCGAAACCAACAGCGACGAGGATGACGAGGCCACCGACGCCGAGCTGGAGATCGAAGCCACCGGCGACGAGGGCGAAGATCCGGAAGCCGGCGAGGATGAAGGTGAAGACCCAGAGGCCGCCGGCGACGAGGGCGAAGATCCGGAAGCCGGCGAGGATGAGGACGAGCCCGCCAAGGGCGAAGACCGCGCCGTGAGCCTCGACATGTCGGACGTGTTCCGCGAGATGGGCGCCCGCGATCGTCTGGCCAAACAGCTCTTCCCAGCCATCGGCGCCTTTGACGCCAGCGAGATGCGCCTTGGCGACGTCGCCCGTTACGGCGCGCGCAAACTGGGCCTCAAGAACGTGCCGAAGGGTCAGGAGCGCGCCGCCGTCGAGGCGTATTTGCTCGGCCGCAAGTCGGCGCGACCGGCCACCGTGGCCACGGACGCCGCCCCGGCCCGCTCCCCGAACAACCCCGTTGGCGCCTGGATCGCCAGCGCTGGCAAGAAAGGCTGATCAACATGGCTTTCCAGGCTTCCGTCAACAACATCGGCCTTGCCTTCGGCATCCCGGGTGAGTTTTTTGACGACTCGCCACGCCGCGCGCAGCCGGGCTGGCTCGACTCCGCCAGCGCCGCCAACAACGTGTTCGGCCGCGCTTTCACCGTGAAGGACGACGCCACCGGCAACTTCGTCACGTCGAAGGACCCGCAGCCGCTGGTCGTTCAGGCGGGCGGCACGGGTGTTTTCGCCGGCATCATGGTGCATCCGAAGGAGCATGTCGCCAACGGCACGGCGGCGGACGGTCCGCTGGCTGCAACTCTCACCATCCCCAACAACCGCATCGCGGCTTTCGCCACCATGGGACGCGTCATCGTCCCGGTCGCGGCGGCGGTCGCGGTGGGCGACGTGGCGGAGTTCGTCAACACCACGGGCGTTATCAGCTTCCGTGCTCCGGGCGGCACGGTCCCGGCCGGGTCCACCCGTATCGTCGGCTCGCAGGTCTACCATTACGAGGCGGGTCCGACCGGCCTCGCGGTGGTCGAGCTGGGCGGCATCCTCACCCTGCAGGCCGGCGCCTGATCGAAAAGGTTGGAGAGTTAAGTCATGAAGGAATCCGTTATTCACTCCAGCCTGCCGCCGGGTTTTGCGAGCCTCGCCGCCAGCGGCATGGACGCGCGCGCGGTCAAGGCGCTCTGCATGGACACGTCGGCGCTTGCCGACATTGGCCTGCATTTGCCAAAGAACGTTCTCGGCGCCATGGATGCGGCGCTGTCCCCCAACGTCACCACCCCCAGTATCCCGGGACTGCTCCAGTTCCTGCAGGCATGGCTTCCCGGCTTTGTCGAGACGATGACCCGGGCGCGCAAGATCGACGATCTGGTGGGCGTGACCACGGCCGGCGCGTGGGAGGATGAGGAAGTTGTGCAAGGCATGCTGGAGCCGGTTGGCCTGGCGGTCCCGTACAGCGACGTCACCCCCGTGTCGTTGGCGAGCTGGAACCTCGTCTGGGAGCGCCGGACCATCGTGCGTTTCGAGAAGGGCATGGAAGTTGGCAAGCTGGAAGAGCGCCGCGCCGGGCGCGCCATGGTCAACAGCGCCGCGCGCAAGCGCGCCGCCGCCGGCCTCGCCCTGGACATCCAGCGTAACCGCATCGGCTTCTATGGCTACATGGACGGCGCGGGCCGCACTTTCGGCTTCCTGAACGATCCGAGCCTGCCGGCTTACGTCACGGTCCCGGGCGGCACCTGGGCAACCAAGACCTTCCTGCAGATCACGGCCGATATTCGTTCGGCCCTGCAGGCGTTGCGCGTCCAGTCGGGTGACAATATTGACCCGAAAACCACGTCCATCACCATGGCGATCGCCACGAGCGCATTCGAGTATCTGACCGTCACGTCGGATTTCGGCAACAGCGTCATGGACTGGCTGACCAGCACCTATCCCAACGTCCGCGTTGAGACGGCGCCGGAACTGGATGGGGCCAATGGCGGCGCCAACGTCTTCTACCTCTACGCCGACCGCGTGGAGGACGGCGGGGATGACGGCGGCCAGACGTTTGTCCAGATCGTCCCCTCGCGTTTTATGGCGCTGGGCGTCGAGAACAAAACCAAGACCTACGTCGAAGACTATTCCAACGCAACGGCGGGTGTTATGGTCAAGCGCCCCTTTGCAGTGGTGCGCCGCTCCGGCATCTGACGGACAGGTCACCAGCGAGACGATTGAACTACAAGGGGGCCCTTCGGGGGCCCCTCTTTATTTGGAGAACCGCAAGTGAGCAAAGACCTCTACGTTTACAGCACCCTGACCACGGACATGGACTATACGGCCTACCGCAAGGGCGGCGGCGACGTTCCGGTGGCCGAGGTGTCGGTGCGCATCAACGGCGGCGCCAACCTCGCCAACAAGCACCTCGTCACCCCGCGTGGCGTCGTGACCCGCGTCACTCCGGAACAGGCGGAGATCCTGCGCGAGAACCTGGTGTTCCAGCTTCACGAAAAGAACGGCTACGTCAGCATCAGCGAGAAGCAGGAGGACCCCGAGAAGGTCGTGGCCGAGGGCATGGAAGCCCGCGCGCCGGACGCCCCACTGGAGCCGGGCGACTATGAGGCGGCGCCCGAGGCCGTGGCCAAGCCGGCCGCCACGAAGCCCAGCCGAAAGGCTTGACCCATGAAAATAATCTTTGATCTGGTCGCGTGGCGGAAGCAGTTCCCGGCGTTTGATAACCTCTCGGATGATCAGATCAAGGGTTACTGGGATGTCGCCACGACGATTATTTCGCCGTGGGAAAGTTGCCTGCTCAATGACGGCCGGCTGACGATCGCCCTCAATTACCTGACGGCCCACATCGCCTATCTGGCCACGCAACCGCCGGCCGGCGGCGCGGGCCCGGGCGGGGTTCCTCCGGCGGGGGGCGTCGTCACCGGCGTCGTGGTCGACAAAATCCAAATCCAGATGGCCGCGCCGCCCACACGCGACGGCTGGTCGTACTGGTTGGCCACGTCCCCCTATGGGATGGCCCTTTGGGCTTTCCTGTCCGCATGGTCCGCCGGCGGCTTCTACATCGGCGGCCGGCCGGAACGCGCGGCGTTCCGCAAAGTCGGGGGGCGTTTCCCGTGAGCGTCGTGCGAGAGGGCGACAATCTGCTCAAGCTCAAGGTGGCGCTCAAAGAGCTGGACGACCAAAAGGCGTCTGTGGGCTGGTACGAATCGGCGCACTACCCCGGCGGAACGCCCGTCGCTTACGTCGCCAGCATCCACGAGTTCGGCGCCCCCGGCGCGGGCATCCCACCCCGTCCCTTCATGCGGCCGGCGATGGCGCAGTATGGGCCTGCGTGGATGGTTGCGTTGGGGGATGGCGTCAAGTCTGTGTTGCGGGGCGGCATGTCGGCAACGCAATTACTGGAGGCGGTGACGGCGCGCGCGGCGGGCGATGTAGCCAAGAGCATCCAGGCCGTGACGGCGCCGGCGCTCAAACCCGCCACGATCCGGCGCAAAGGCTTTGCGAAACCGCTGGTCGACACGGGCCAGATGGTCCAGAGCGTGACAAACAGGGTGGGACCCGATGCTTAATCCCGGCTCCAACTTGCTCGCCATCGCGTTGCGCTACATCAACCCGTCCGCCGTGCAGATTCAGCCGTACGTGGGCCGCACCCTGACCCCGGATCGCCGGTATGTGCCGACGTACGGCCCCGCCGTGCCGGCGCAGGCGTCGTTTCAGCCCCTGGATCGCAAGGCGGTCATCGATAATGGACTGGAGCTGGAGCGCGACTACGCAAACGTCTACGTCGTCGGGGACGTCCGGAGCGTCGAGCCTGACGGTGCGCCAGATCGCGTGCTGTACAACGGCAGCTTTTGGACTCCGGTCGGCAAAGCCGGCTGGACCCGGGAGGACGGGTGGGCGCGCGCCCTGTGCGTGAGGGAGCCGGCGGCATGACGGAAGCGGAATTGATCGCCCTGATGGCCACGCAGATCGAGGCGGAGGCGGCGCGGCGCGCGGTGACGCTGACCGTGGTGCGCGCTTTCCAGCCGACGCATGAGGGGCGCAGTCTGACCGGGCCGATGATCTACGTCTTCCCGGTGACCGCCATACGCGGCGGCGCTCAAGGGCAGACTTACACCAATCCCGACGATCGCCCGGACGAGCTGGACCAGAACCGCAAAGAGCTTTGGTTCACAACGTTTCAGTTCAGCGCGCGCGGCATGCCCGGGGCGCTCGACGCACTGGACCTGCTGACCGTGGCGTGGGGAACTTTCAATTCCGACCATGCCCGCATCGCCTTCCGGGATGCGGGGTGCCTGCCGTGGGCGCCGGGGCCGATCCGCCACACCTACATGCAGGACGAGGGGGCGCGGCAGGAGGCGCACCCATCCTTTGACGTGACAATGGGGCACCATCGTTCCATGGTCGACAACTGGCCAGCAATTGCAGATCACGGCCCGGAGTTTTACCCCGTCAACTAGTGTGGTATTTGAAATCAAATCTTTGGAGTCTCCAGTATGAGCATCAGCATCACGCGGTATGTTGACATTATTTCGGGGGTCGGCGGCGGCGCGGCAGTTGCGCAGCGGGACTTCTCCGGACTGGTGTTCACCACGGACGAACGCGTCCCCACGCAAACGCTCGTTTCCTTCACGAGCGCGGCGGAGGTCGAACAGTTCTTTCGGGGCTCCATGCCCCCATCTCCCATGATCCGGCTGGCCACGGATTATTTCGGCTACGTGTCGCCGCTCATCTCCAGCCCGGAACGTCTTCTGGTGGCGCGCCTGGTGACCGGGACCGCGTCTTTTGCGTGGGTGCGCGGCCAGCCCTTTACCGGCACGCTGGCCAGTCTCAAGGCCCTGTCTGGCCCGCAGCTCGCCACGCAAATTACGGCGCCGGATGGCGACGTCAATTTCACGGTCGACCTGACCGCCGCCAACTCCCTGAGCGATGTTGCGGCGGCGTTCCAGACGGCCATGCGCGCGGCGGCCGGCGCTCCTGCGTGGGCGGCCACCATGAATTGCACGTATGACGCCACGTCCGGACGGTTTTCCGTGACCGCCAGCGCTACCCCGCCCACGTCTTTCCGCTTTACGGCGACCGGCCAGTTAGCGGCCATGATGGGGCTTCTGGATGGCGTGGCGTCGGCGTATCTCGACGTCCAGACGCCCGTCGAGGCGTTCAACGACCTGGTGTCGCGGACCAACAACTTCGGCGGCTTCACGTTCGTGCAGGCCCTGAGCGTGGCCGATGCGACGGAAGTGGCCGCCGCCAATCATGCGCTCAACGTCGAGTTCCTGTTCTCCAACGGGTTCGCGTCCCTGTCGGATGCGGATGCGTTCTACGCGGCGGCCAAAGACCTGTCAGGCGCTTGGTCACAACATTCCCCGCCGAATGGCGACGTGGTCTTTACCTATTCCATCATCCCGCTGGCTATTCTGGCGGCGACGGATTTTGAAGATCCGCAGTCCGTCGTGAACTATATGTTCAAGGATTTCAGCCTGCCGGCCACGATCGACTCCAATGCCGACGCCGACCGCGCGGACGCGGCGCGCCTCAACTACATGGGGCAGACGCAGACGGCCGGCCAGCTCCTGAAGTTCACGCAGCGCGGCGTGCTCATGGGCTCGGCTACGGCGCCGGTGGACGCCAACGTCTACGCCAACGAGATGTGGCTCAAAGATGCGTGCCGCGCCCGGCTGATGTCCCTGCTCCTGAGCACGGGGCGCGTGCCGGCGAATGACGATGGCCGCGCCATGGTCCGCACCATCCTGCAGGACGCCATTGACCGTGCCCTGCTTAACGGGACCATCAGCCCGGGCAAGCCGCTGACGGTCGTGCAGCAGGTCTACATCAAACAGATCACGCGCGACCCCCGCGCGCCGGCGCAGGTGCGCACGGACGGTTACTGGTGCGATGTTGAGATGCGGCCCTACGTGACCACGGACGGGCGCACCGAATGGAAGGCGGTTTACGTGCTGGTCTACAGCAAGGATGACGCCATCCGTAAGATCGAAGGCACGCACGTTCTGATTTAAGGAGTCGCACAAATGCAGGATATTTCCGGCCACGGAATCAAGGTGCGGGTCGTTGCGTCCAGCACCTACCCCGCAGGCATCACCCTCACGGAGTTTGCGGACGACGCCGATCCGTTGGACCTTCCGTCCCAGGAGATCCAGGGCAAGGGGATGGGCGTCAATGGTGATCTCGTCACCTGGTCCCGGGCCATCCCCACGGATATGACCATCAACCTCATCCCCGGGGGTGAGGACGACCTGAACATGGGCGTGCTGCTGGAGGCCAACCGGGTCGGCAAGGGACGGACGTCGGCGCGCGACATCATCCAGTTAACGGTGATGTACCCGGATGGCCGCACCATCACCCTGTCGCCGGGCAAGCTGACCAACGGTGTCCCCGGCCGGTCGGTTGCCAGCGCCGGCCGTCAAAAGAGCAAGGCTTACACCTTCACCTTTGAAAATTCCGTCCGCGCGTAAGGGGCCTTGCGGTTGTAGACGGATGGGGGCCGGCGCCGCTACTATGCGCCGGCCCCTTACTTTTTGCGCGGAAGGCAAAGCATGGAACTGATCAACCCCAAAGAGGTGGAAGTCACGCGCCAGGACGGCTCGACGGCCACTTATCTCATCGGCAAATACCCCGCCATTGCCGGCCGGGAAATCGTCACTCAGTATCCGGTCAACAACATCCCCAAGCTGTCGGAATACCACGCCAGCGAAGAGGTGATGCTGAAGTTGATGCAATTCGTGGCCATCCAGCCCGCCGGCGAAGACGCGCAGCCCATCATTCTCCGCACCCGGGCCCTGGTGGATAATCACGCGGGGGACTGGGAGACCCTGGCGCGGCTGGAGTGGGCGTCGTTGGAGTATAATTGCAGTTTTTTCGGGAAAGGCTCCCCCTCCGATATCTTTCAGGAGTGGAGCCAGAAGATTATACAGTCGATTGTCCAAACGTTGACGGCTTCATTGCGGCCCTCATCTCCAGCGGCAAGGCAACGCTCCGGGAGCTGAAAGAAGTTTACACCCTGGAGGACGCCTGGGACCTTTGGGAAATCGTCATGACGGAACGCGTCAACGAATACAGGGCTCTAGAACATGCTCGACAAATTTAGAATCCTGTTTGAAACGGACGCGGGAAACGCCAACGCGGACCTGGACGCGCTCAACAAAAACGCCGAGAAAACGGCGGAGAACGTCGACAAGGCCGGAAAGAAAGTCAACGAGGCTACCAAGGGGACGCGGGGCCTCGCCGCCGGCCTGACTGAAGCGGCGACGGCGGCCGGCGGCCTCCGTTCCGTTCTCATCGCCGTGGCGGGCCCCCTTGCGGGCCTGTTGTCCGTTTCCGGGCTGGTGGCCGGCGTCAACGCCGTGGCGGATCGCGTGGCGGCGCTCGACGCCGAGGCCAAGAAGATTGGCACGAGTGCAACCAATCTGGACGCCTTGCGCAAATCCATGACGGCACTGGGTGGAGAGGCGGAGACCGCCACCGGGCTCATCGGCAAGCTGGGAGACATGACGCAAGAGGCGTTTGTTGACCGCACCAGCACGAGCGCCAAGGCCCTCGCCAGCCTCGGGATCAAGGTCAAGGAAAGCACCGGTGGCATGCGCGATTCGCTCGCGGTGCTGCTCGACATGTCCGACAAGCTGTCCGGGCGCTCCCCGATGAAGGCCATGGAACTGGCCGCCAAGATGGGCATTACCGACCTGCAGCAGATTGACCTGCTGCGCCGGGGCCGCGCCGCCATCGTCGCCGCCATGGACGCCGAGAAAGAGCGCGGCGTGGTCACGGAGAATCTGGTGCGGCTCCAGCGCGAGCACAAGCGCGAGACTGAAGACTGGTCGCGTTCGCTGGAGGTCGTCGGGCTCAAGATTGCGGAAGTCGTCTTGCCGTGGATGACGGCCTTCTATCGCGCCATGAACCAGCTTCGGGGATGGATGGCGCAAAACTCGGATTTGGTCACGGGGTTTTTCGTCGCGGTCGCCGGCGCCATCACGGCCATTTACCTGCCGGCCATGGCGCGCGCCGTCGTCGCCACGATTGCATTCCTCGCCCCATGGCTGCTCATTATCGCCGCCATGGCGGCTGTCGGCGCGGCGTTCGCGCTGGCATGGGAGGACGTGCAGTTTTTCTTGCGTGGTCAACCCTCCCTGCTGGGGGAGCTGGTCAAGCGATACACGTGGGTTGCCGACGCCGTCAAGGCGATTGGCGAGGCGTATAAATGGTTGACCGGGCGTTCCGCCGACGCCACCGCCGCCATGAAGAGCGACTCCCTGTCTCTGGGGGCCATCTGGTCGTCGCAGTGGTCGCAGTTTCTGCGCGACGCCAAGGGGGCGTTTGATGACGTAGAGACGGCATACAACTGGCTGAAAAACAAGCTGGCTGAGGGTGGATGGGAGGCGGTTACGCAATCCATCATTGACGCTTTCGAGAAGGCCGGGAATGCCATGATGGCCAAATTTGACGCCGCCGTGGACTACATGATCAAGTCTCTGCAGCGGCTGGCGGCGGCGATCGCCAACACGTTGACCGGCGGCGTGTTCAACTTCTCCTGGGGCAATGTCACGCCCCCTGGCGCCGGCACGCCCACCCCCGGGCCACAGGTCCCCACCGGCACTGGCGCGCCGGCCGCCCCTGTGGCCCCGCCCGTGCCGATCGGGGGCGCCGGTCAGAAACTGGGCTTCGCGCCCCCCTCCGTGTCGGACGCCCAACGCAAGACAGCGGAAGCGCCGGCCGGGCTCCGGGATGGCCAGCGCCAGTTCGCCAGCGCCTCGCGCGCGCCGTTGTCCACGGGAGCGCCCGGGCGAGGGGCCGTGACGGAGATCCGGCAGGACCAGCGCAAGATTGACGTCAAGGGCGGCCCCGTGACCATCCACGCGGGCATGTCAGCCAGTGAGGTGACGTCGGCCATTGACCGGGCCAACCGAAACATGATCCGCACGGCGGCGGCGGCATTTGATGACGGGGTGAAGGCATGATTGGCGATACGCTCCGGGGAGTGGTGGGGCGCGTCATGGCGGCGGCCGGCGGCGCGAATACGGATGAGGTGATTGTCACGCGCAATGGATCGCCGGCCTTTAGCGCCGCCGTGCGCCCCATGGACGTTTACGTGACGCGCGAGGCGCGCCTCATGGAACACCCCGTAGAGGACGGATCCAAAGTTACGGATCACATCGTTTATGAGCCGACCGAAGTGGCCGTAGAGTGCAACATTATCGGGGATTACCGGTCGGCCTATGCGGAAATTGAGGGCATCTTCAGCCAGGCTCTGGTGCTGGAGGTGTCGACCAAGTCGAAAACCTACCCCAGCATGGTCATCAAGGAAATGCCGCACGGAGAGGACGGCGACAAGTTCGACGCCCTGTCCATGTCGCTCATTTTGCGTGAGGTAGTTTTCGTCCAGCCCGAGACCGCCCAGACTGAGGGCGGGGACAGTTTGTCCGGAGCGTCGGACAGCAAGAGCAAGCCAACCACGGCGCGCGGCCAGCAGTCCACCTCCACGCCCACACGCGGGCAAGCGGCGTCGGCCACATCCAGCGCCAACCGCGCCCAAACGGGGTCCACGCTCTACCGCAACACGTTCGGGAGGTAACCCATGCAGATTCTCCCGCTCATTCAGGTCGCCAGTCAGGAATTTACTTTCCGGGATGGCGACACCCGATGGACCGTCCGGCTCAAAGACTGCGGCGACGTCATGGCAGCCACCATCCTCCGGGATGAGATTGAGGTGGTGTCGGGCGTGCGCGCGCTCCCGGGGGAGTTTTTGATCCCGTTCGCCTATCTGGAGACCGGCAACTTCATGTTCGTCACGGAGGGCGACGAGTTGCCATCCGGTCCGATGCTTGGGATGGGCCAAGAGCTGTATTATTTCGACGCCGCCGAGATGGTAGAGTTGCGCAATGGATAAAATTGATCTGCGCGTTATCAAAGTGACGGTAGAAGTTGGAGAGGAAAGCAAAGTCTATTCCGGCCCAATGGACATTCACGTCACAGGCAATAAAACAACCAGCTCCACCCCCAACAATGCAGACATCAAAATCAGCAATTTGACGGCCGAGGTGCGCAACTATCTTCTGACGGAGACGAGTCCGTTCAACAAAAACCGCAAAAAGAAACGCGTCAAAATTGAGGCGGGTCGCGAGAGCACCGGAACGACGGTCGTGTTCATCGGGGACGTCACGGCGTCCAGCCCAACGCAACCGCCGGACATCGGCATCACTTTGAAATCCCAGACGGGCGCCGCGAGCAAAAACAACGTCGTCCGGCAATCCGGCCGTTCCCAGGAGGGGTTGAAGGACATCTCCGGCCGCGTGGCCAAGGATATGAACCTTGGGTTGGAATTTGAGGCCGATGAGAAAAACATCGCCAATTACAACTTCACGGGCGGAGCGGGCGTTCAGGTTGACGCGCTGTCCCGCGCCGGCCAGTCCCAAGCTTTCGTGGATGACGAAACTCTGGTCGTCAAGAAACGGGGAGCCGCTCGCAAAGGCACGAAAATTATCCTGAATAAAAAATCGGGAATGATCGGAGTGCCAGAAGTGACGGAGACGGGGGTTAACGTCAAAATGTTATTCACCCCAGATGCAAAAATCGGCGGAGAGGTGGAAATAACCAGCGATTTAAACCCTTCCGTCAATGGAAATTACGAAATTTACACGCTTCGATTTGAGCTATCCACGCGGCAAGAGGCGTTTTACTATGTGGCCGAATGTAAAAGACTGGACAAAAAATGACCGAACAAGACCCTTCCCGGGGATTGGACCCGGCAGATTTTGACGGATCGCTTCCGGGGCTGATGCGCTTCGCGTTCCAAAAGATGGCGCAGCGGCAAGAGGGCATGTTGCCGGCCAGGGTCGTGGCATATGACCGCAAAGCGAACCGCGTCAAGCTGGAGATCATGACAAACGTCGTGGGGACGGATGGGAGCGTGACGAAACGGGCGGAAATCGCCAGCGTCCCGGTCCATCGGTTCGGCGGCGGCGGGCTGGTCATCTCAGCGCCGCTTAACCCCGGGGACGTGGGGTGGGTATTCGCCGGGGACCGCGACACCAGCCTTGTCCAGCAGGGAGATTTCGCCAAAGACGCGGCGCCTAACACGGACCGGACGCACTCTTTCGCGGACGGCCTCTTCCTACCGGACAGCGCGCCGCAGTATGACCCGCAGGCCGGGGAGGATGGGGCGCTGACCATCGGGACGCGCGACGGGTCTTTCCGGATCGTTATGGGCGCAGACGGCAAGGCCAAGATTTTCGGAGTGGCGCTGGATATCACCGGCCCCGTGACCATCGACGGCGACTTGACCGTCAGCGGTAGCGTCACGGGCATGGGTGGGGTAAAACTGGAAACGCACCGGCATAAGGACGTTCAGCCGGGCGGCGGCAACAGTGGAGAGCCCATCCCTTGATCACGCTGGACACCACGGCCACCCGGGACATCTTTGTGGACGCGCAGGGCAATCTGGCGTTCGCGCGGGATGCGCAGGCTATCGCCAATGTGACCGCGCGCGCGGCCATGACACGGCGGGGGGACATGGTGCTTTTTCCGGAGCGGGGCTTGCCGATGTTTGAGGCTGTTTGGAATAGCCCGCCCCGTCTTGCGCTCTATGAGGCCGCCTTGCGCGCCCGGTTGCTGGCCGTGCGTGGCGTGCAGGAAATCGAATCGTTGCTGTTGACGCGAGAGGGAGGTGTCCTCCGATACCGCGCGCAGCTCCGCACCATCTATGGCCCGAGGACCGTCAATGGCTGACCCCCTTTATGACCTGATCAACTCGGCCGGCGTTATTATCCCGGATACCGCTGGGCTACTGCAGGACGTCCGAAACGAGTGGACGCAGGCCCTCGGCGCCGAGCTGGTGACGGACCCCGAGACGCCGCAGGGTCGATTGATCACGGCGGAGGTGCTGGCGCGCGAAGCGGTCGTCCAGAATAACGCCAAGCTGGCAAACCAGATTAACCCCAATCAGGCTGGCGGAATTTTTCTGGACGCCATTTGGGCCCTGACTGGCGGTCGGCGCCAACGGGCAATCCAAAGCATCGTTCGGGGCGTCGAGCTGCGTGGGTACCCGGGGACGCAGGTCCTGTCCGGGTCACTCATTGCCAGCAACGACGCGGATTCTCCGCTCTGGCAATTGCTTTCAACCGTCATCCTGTCCGCCGCCGGCGTTGGGTATGGTGATTTCCAGGCGGTCGTTGCGGGCCCAACTCCCGCCGCCGCCAACACCCTGACCCGGATCGTTTCGGCCACGCTGGGATGGGAACAGGTCAACAACCCGGTCGCGGCCGAGTTGGGGGTGGCCGAAGAAACGGATTTGGCGGCCCGCCAGCGTCGGCGCCTGACGCTTGCCCTCCAGGGGGTGGCGCTCCCCGAAGCTATCATTTCGGGGCTCAACGATACTCCGGGCGTGCGGTCCTGCACGTTTCGGGAGAATTACACTAACCTGCCCGTCACCATAGAGGGCGTCACCCTCGGGCCGCATTCCATTTACGCGTGTGTGGATGGGGGAACCGACGCAGCCGTAGCCGAAACCCTCCTGCGCGAAAAATCCATGGGATGTGCATGGAACGGCGGGACCGTGGTCACGGTGACAGAACCCATTTCGGGGCAGGAGTATGCCGTGCGGTTCGATCGCCCGACCGCCATTCCCATTTACATGGCCGTCACAGTCCGGATGAGCGCTCCGGTTGCCGACCCCGCCGGCGCCGTGCGCGCCGCCATCATGCGTTACGTGCGCGGGGAACAAGATGGCGAGGTGGGATTCGCGGTCGGCGCCGACGTCAGCGCCTTTGAGATTTCCGGCGCCGTCAACCGTGACTATCCGGGCCTGTTCGTTCAGGACGTCAAAGTCGGGACGTCTCTGGGGGCAGTCAACCAAACCGTCGTCAACATCCTGATCAACCAGATTGGGACAACGGTAGAGGGTTTCATCGCCGTGACGGTGCTCCCATGAGCGCAATTCAGAACATTGACCTTAGCGTCAATTTGCTTCGGGCCATCCTTTGGCAATATGACGAAGCCGAGGCGCTGCAATCGCTCATCAGCCAGAAGAACGATTGGTTGGACGAGCACAATTCGGGGTTTTGGTCCTGGTGGTATCGCGCGGTTTTCAATGTCGACACGGCCGAAGATTTCGGGCTGGCCGTATGGTCCATCATTCTGGACATTCCCCTGGGTTATGACGTCCCGGCCTCGGGTGACCGCCCAGTATTCGGGTTCGATCCCTATTACCAGAATTTCACCCACGGAAACTTCGGACGCGATCAGGCGGGATTCGTCGGATTGTCACGGGAGCAAAAGCGCCTCGTCATCAAACTCCGGTATTTCCAGCTCATCAGTCGGGGGACCTTGCCGGACGTCAACTATTTCCTGTCCCAGATGTTCGGAGACGCCTATGCGCTCGACAATCTGGACATGACTTTCACCGTGATTTTCCGCACCCGTCCGAGCGCCGCCATTTGGTTCGTCCTGGAAAACTTCGATTTGCTCCCACGCCCGGCGGGGGTAGAAGTCAAGTTGCTGGTGCGCCCCGGTGACTATTTTGGGTTCGACCCGTACTATCAGAATTTTACAAACGGCGTGTTCGCCCCGAGGGTTTGACGATGGCAATCAACATCAAGCGTTGGCTTTTTCCTTTTGCGGTTGCTGGAGACAAAACCCCCATTCCGGAGGCGGTAGACCCTGCGGGCGCCGTCAGCTATCCGCAGGGATGGGGGCCGGATTATGAACGGGACCCGGCAACCGACCCGCTGGCCAAGCGTGTTCCACGCTTGGAATCCAACCAGGCGATGTATGACGTGACGGCCACGTTGAAGGACCTGCAGGAGCAGGGCCTTTCATGGTTCATCGCAGCGGCCCAGAATGAAGGGGTTGCGTTCCCGTACATCAAAGGCGCCCGGGTCCTTTACGACAATGCCGGGGACGTGGGCGTTTATGAGAGTTTGGTAGATTCCAATACCGCCGTCCCCACCGACGCATCCAAATGGGTGAGAGACGTGGCGGCGCGGTTTGCCACGCAGGTGGAAACTGGCGATGGGGCGCGGGGGGATGTCATGATCGCCCCCCGGGAGCTGTCCCGGGCGGTCCAGCGTGGCGCGTGGAATTACGCAGCCGCCGGCGGAACGGCCAACGCCCTGACGGTGACGCTTAATCCGGCTCCCGCCAACAACGCGGCGCTCATCGGCGCGCCCGTACACATCAAACTCGCCGCCAACGCGACGGCGGACGCAACGCTGGCCGTCAACGGTCTCGCCGCGTTGCCGCTCACATATCCCGTAGGAGGGAACCTCAAATATCAGCAACTCCGCGCGGGGGCGATCATTACCGTCATTTCTGACGGGACGCGCTACCAGGTCGTGTCTGGCGCGGCGGTATCCCAGGGGGACATTGCCTTTTTGACGACGACAGGATCGTTCGTCGTCCCGGATGGCGTCTACGAGCTTTTTGTCGAGTGCGTCGGCGCTGGCGGCGGCGGGGGCGGCACGGGGTCCGCTAATACTGGCGGCGGCGGAGGTGGAGGCGGCGGCTACTGCATGGGTATCATCCAGGTCACTCCGGGGCAGGTCATTCCGTACACGATCGGCAACGGGGGAGCGGGCAGCAGCAGCAATGGCGCGACCGGCGGATCCACGAGTTTCGGGTCATTCTTCACCGCCAATGGCGGCGGGGGTGGAGCATCATTCGCGTCCAGTCCGTATGGCGGGATTGGGGGGAGTGGCGCGGGCGGGTACGTGATCAGTGGATGCTACGGTACAGACGGCGGCTGGGACACCCGGGTTGGCGGCAATGGCGGCGCTCCTGGCGGTATCGGCGGAGGCGCTGGCCGTGGCGGCAACGGCCTCGGGATCTCTGCCATCAGCTACGGCGCTGGCGGCGGCGGTGCGTATACCGGTGTCAACGGCGTGGTCAACGGCGGCAACGGCGGTCCCGGCGCGATTATTATCAGATTGGTGAGGTGATGATGATGTACGCTCGAATTGATAATGGCGTCGTCGCCGAGATTTTGCGCCCCGTTGAGGGGTTTGAGATCGCTAAATGTTTCCACGCCGATATCGTGGCCGCACTGGTTGCGTGCGGCCCTGACGTTGAGCAGGGATGGACCTACGACGGTGTCGCATTCGCGGCGCCCGTCACCCCTCCGGTAGATCTTGTAGCCTACGCCGCCAACAAGCGCTGGCGCGTCGAGACCGGCGGGATCATGGTTGGCGGCATGCCAGTGGCGACTGACCGCGAGAGCCAGAGCCTCATTACCGGCGCCCATGCCTATGTACTGGCCAATCCGGACGTGACCATCAAGTACAAGTCTGGGGCGGGATTTGTCGAGCTGGATGCGCCGACCGTGACCTCCGTCGCCACCGCTGTTGCGGCTCACGTGCAGGCGTGCTTTGCCGCAGAGGCTGACGTGGTTGCAGCCATTCAGCGCGGCGGAGTACTCACTTTGGATGACGTAGACGCTTGGCCGTGGCCGTAGCGGCCTCTATACTTCACCCCCAGGAGGGCCGGGGCTGATGAGCTGGCTAGATGATATTGATAAAATCGTGCCGGTCGCCGCAGGTCTCCTGGGGGCCTCTCTCGCCGCAAGTTACGGGCCGGAGCCTGTCTCCCGGCGCCGCTGGTATGCCATCCTGCTTTCGGGGGTGGCGTTCGCCTTTTTTCTCGCTCCGATGACCGCCGCAGCCACGCGCCACTATTGGCCCCTCCCGTGGATTCCCCAGGACGGCAGTCTGGAGGGAGTGGCCGGACTTCTATTGGGAATTTTCGGTATCCACATCACGGGAGCCGTGACGGCCATCGGAACAAAATTTTCCTCGGATCCGTTTGCATGGGTGCCGTGGCTTCGGAGGCTTCGCAAATGACCTTCCGCGATCTGGTCGTCATCCTGTCCATTGCCGGGATTCCGCTGATCTGGATCGGGCTGGAACGTCTGCGGACAATTCCACGCGGCGCGTCTTTCCTGCGGCGTTGCGGTTTTGCGGGAGTGGCGGCTGGCGGCGTGATTATGGCCGCTGCGCAATCCCGCATCGGGGAACACCCTTCCGACACCTGGGCCGCCGCGCGCGTGCTGTTGAGCGGCGGCCTGATGGTCACGCTGGCCGGGGCCATCGCCTGGTCCCGTCACCCCTTGCGATAGCGCCGCCCCACCCAACCGCCGGACGCCCGGATGGGCCAGCCTCGCGCCCACCACGGCATGGTTGCCATGAGGCGTTCGACTTCCTCAACGGTTCCGGTCCCGGCGGAGACTTCTACAACGATTTCGTCATAGACGTGCAGCACGGTCGGATAGCCGGCGGCCTTCAGAAGCCGAATGCCGTGACGTAGAATGTCGTGGGCGATAGCCTGGATGATATTCTCGGCCAGCTTCCCCCCGTAGGTCTTCATGCAGACCTCACCCATCGAACCGTATTTGACGTTCGTGTTGTAAGTCCAATAGGTGATGATTTGCTGGCCGCCCCGATCGGGGTTTGGCGTCAAGCGCGGCGTTCTATAGGTGAGATCGCGGTCAGACGGGAGCGTGATCAGCAGCTTGTCGACGTCGGGGTGGTAACAAAAAGTCAGTCCCCGGAAGAACTGCGGCGCTCCGGGCTGTTTGAGCGCCTGGACGAACATTCCTTCCACGCCGTGAAGGTCTTCAACGAAAGGGTCCCACGGTTTGCCGCGTGACTGGCCGCCCCAAAACTCCACAATAGCCGGGCTCTCATCCCGCCACCGCAGGATAATTTTGCGAATTTCGGTCTCGTCAAACTGGCCGCTCTTGTCGAAATTAAGCCACGCGTTGATCCAGCCGCCGTAACCGAGGGCCAATTCCGCCACCTTGCCGATCTGACGGTCCGGGTGGTGCTTCGTGTGCTCGTCATAGTAGCGCAGATATTCGGAAACTGGCGTCCCGGTAATCTTGCTGGCGGAAACCAGATACATCGGTTCGTCGGCAAGGAAGGCGTCGATTCGCCATTGTTCGCCGGCCATCATGGCCGTGACCACGGCCTCAATGCTGCTGTAGTCACTGGCGATAAGCTGGTTTCCTTCGGACGCCCAGAACAGGCTGCGCAAGCACCCCTGGATGGCCAGCACCGGGTCTCCGTAAAAGTCTGTCAGCAAGCCGGGGTCGCGGCGCGCCATGACCTTGAGGGCGCTCGTTGCCGCTTCGCCATCCTTGCCGGGCCATTCGCGTTTTTTCCGGGCTTCCGTCGTCTCTCGTAACGCAAGGCAATGGTGACACCGGTTCGCATTGGCGTCCTGCTCGCCGCACGATTCGCACCAGTATACGTCCGGCCCCGCCTTGGGCATGTTGAGGGGCTGCGCTCCCGCGCCCGTGGGGCGCCCCGTGCGCGCGCCGTGGTGAAGCATCAGCCCCCGAAGACGCCCGTCAGTGTTGGTCGTATGGCGCATGGCATACAGTTTTTTGACGCTGGCGCTGCCAACAGCTTGCCGGATCTCCAGCACGCGGCGCACATCAGGCGGCAGGAGCGGGCGCCGTAACGCAGCCTCGACGTCATCTTCGGCCAGGGAAGGGATCGGTTGGCCACGGCCTGCGCACCAGCCGACCAGCGCCGAAACCTGCGTCGGGGAAAGTCCTCCCGTCAACGCGGCGCATTCCGGGAAAAGCTTGTCCCGGACTTCCTCATAGACCGCAATGCAGTCCTCGACGCCCTTCAGGTCGACGCCGAGGCCGCGCCAGTTTATCTCCTGGTCAACCAGCCAGAACGCCTCTTCGTCTTCGGACATCGGGGCCATGCGGGGGTGATCGGAGCACTGCTCTTCAGACTCCACGTCCCCCTCGCAATAGATCCCGAAGCGCTCGAAATCTTGGGGGTCGTCCCACGGGAAAATACGGGGAAAGGGCTGCTTTTTGGTCGGGTTCTGGGGGACCGAAAACTTGTTGATGAGCCGCGCGCCCTCGTCATCCTTGAGCTGCACTCCCAAAGTTTTGGCGAGCTGTCCCAGCGCGGGAGGAAAGGTGTTAACCCGGGCTTTGGCTTGCGAGCACCGAACCTGGTGGAAAGGGAGGGGAGGCCACCCCATGCGGAGATGCGCCACGTAATGCCACATGGCGCGCTCGAAGAAAGCGTTGTGAAACTCAATAAGCCCACCGCCGGCCAACCAGCGGAGCAAATCCCATGGCGGGGGATCGCCCTGCGTCCAACGCTGGATGGGCCCACCCGGCAGGCGATAGCGCATGAGCAAAATTTCGGTGCTGGGGTGCTCCGCGTAGGCGTGTGCGCTGACGACCGATATCCCCCGTTTCTTGCTGGCGGCTCCGGCTGGAACCGTCCATTTTTGCCTGTCCGCATCCCACACATTGCCGGCGGCGGAGTACGTTTCCATGTCGGCTGTCGCTTTGAGCATCCCTGCGTCCCTTCAAAACCAAAGGGCCCGAGTCTCCCCGGGCCCTCCGCATTTTTAACCCGTGGCCATCAGGCGATGAAGCCGGCGTCCCGCATCTGCTGGTCCGTCCACCCGGCCGCCTGGTATTGGGCGTAGGTGACGCCGCCAGCGGCCGGGAGCATCTGCGGGCCTGCCGGAGGCGCGGGCGGCGCTGGGGGAGCGGCAGGAGCCGGCGGTGCGGCCGGAACCGCCCCTGGCTGCATATATCCCGCGTACGGCTGGACCGGAGCCACAGGGGCGGGAGCGGGAGCGGCCGGGGCCATTGCCGGCGCGGTGAGCGGGGCGGCCGGCGCGATCGGGGTCGCGCTGGCGCCTGCGGGGAGCGCGGCTGGCGTACCGAAAGCTTCCGTGGCGTCGGGCCCCGAGGTGATGACCTCGCCATGCCCCGTCATCTGGACCAGGGAAAAGTTGGCATACATTCCCGGGTTCTGGGGGTTGCCGTTGGTTTTGTACTGGATGGCGGCACGGCCGTAGTAGCCACGGGGGAAGGCGTTCCGGTCGGACAGGATTCCGTCCGGGGTGTTCTTGCCCATGGCGTAAAGCACCGGCGCAAATCCTGACGCCAGCCGGAGAATTTCGCAGCCAGCATAGCCCGGCTTGGTTGCGTTGTGCTTGCCTTTTTTGTCGTAGCCGTCGCCGTCCACGATCTTGAAGGAAAAGCTGTTGTTGACGCAATTCCCGTTGGGGTCAAAGAACTGCGGCCACGCAGCCCGCGCCGTGGCCATGAGTTGCGCCTTGAAGGCAACCCAAGCCGGGTCGTTCTTCGGGAACGCGAGGCCGAGAACAAATTCAACCCGGGGCGAACCGTCGCTGTTGACGAGGGGTTTGTCCTCGTAATTGGTCGTCTCGGGATTGAAAAGGTCGCCAAAGACAAAGCGGCCGGAGGGGGTGGTTGCCTGGAAAACGGCTGGATTGGTCGACATCAGTCAAAAGCCCTTCGTGCGTCAGATTCGGAGACGAGTTTAACAACCGCCTCGCCGGGCGGCCTATGAGAGATAGCCGAAATGACGGCTTCGTCAACTCCCATTTGCCGGGCCTGCGTGGGGGTAACGGTTCCTGGCTTGGCCAGGTTTTTGCCGGCGCCCAAGCCGATGGCAATGACCATCTCGTCGGGAACAGACCATTTGGCGTGCGTCGTCCGGTTTTCCCGGATGACCCCGGGGACCCGGTCGCCGCGCGTGACGCGCGCCAGCAGATCACCCTCAAGACCAGCAATGGCGTGTTTGAGGGTTTGCGCCGCATCGCGCCATTGTTTGAGCACCAGGTGCGCGACGTCCGATTCCACGGCGCCGGCATGAAGCATCCCGGCCACCGCGACCGCCCCGTAAGCGGACTCCCGGAACACTGAGCACGCATGGTTCGCGCAGTCCCGACACCAGGGGCCGGCCTTGGCTTCCGCGAGATGCGGGGGCTTTTCCGCCTGAAGGCGCGCCAGAGCTTCCGCCGCGCGAGTCTTCAGGATGGCCGCCCGCTCTTTCAGATAACCCGCCGGGACTTCCCAGGTCCGCGCGACGCCACGCGGATGAAAAGCACGAGGCTGGACAATGGTCACGGAGGCCGACCAGACGTCCATGTTAAACCCCAGCGTGACCATCACGGAAATCAGGTAAATCACGCACTGTTCGTTCAAATATTCTTCCACAATGCGGAATCCATATTTGTAATCGAACAACAATACCTTGTTTTCCTGACGGTCCACGACGACTATGTCCGGCGTACCCCAAACATCGGGGTTAATCGTCATGCCGGAAAACGCCCGTTGCTCCACGAGAACCGTGTAACGACTGGGATCGTCCAGGTAGTGCCGCACCAGTTCAACAAGCTTGTCGCCATGATACGCCATTTCCTGCGTGATCGGGGTCCCGGCAGAGTCCGCGTCGTCCACGGCGGGGATGCAGTCCGTCAGGCATTGCGACACATACCAATGCGCCGCCGTGCCTTCTGGCGCCGAGTCCTCATCCCCCGACGAAAGTCGGAGGACGCCGAAGTCTTTGATCATGCGGAGCGCCATGGCGCAATTGGCCCACAACTCCGCAGATGAGGGAGGGAGTAGGGCGTGCTCCGTCATGCGTCGAACGCCTGGAGTCGGGCGAAGAGCCGGGCGCAAAGGTCGGGATTGGTCATCGCAAGCCCGATGTCCCCGCCCTCTTCCTTGGCCAGTTCCATGATGGCGGTCGGGGCGATCTTGCCTGAATCCGCAAGCCGCTTGTTGAGCTGCATTAGCGCCGTGAAATCGACGGCCCCGGTTGCGACCGGGGCGGCTGGCGCTGCGGGAGCGGGAGGCGCGGGAGGCGCGGCAGGAGCCGGCGGCGGCGCAATCGGGGTGGGACCTGCAGGAACGGCCGAGGGGTCAACGCCGCGCTTCCGGCGCCACAGGCCGTCAGACGCGTTAATCTTGGCCGGCGTCGAATGGTACTCCGGATTCCACGGAATGCCGCTCTTGTCGACCTCAACGCCCGGGGTGGTCGCGGCGGGGGCCGGCGGCGCGGGGGCGAACGCCTCTTCGGCGCTGACGGTCGCGGTCGGTTGGGGGGTATCAAAACCCGGACCCTCGTCCACATCATCGCCCCGATCCACCTCAACATTCCCGGGCACGATGCGAACGCCCTGAGAGGAAAGTTGGATGTGCGGCAGATTTTCGGCTTTGCTCATGAGAGCCGCCAAAAACGCCGTAAGGGCCCGGGCGCCCCGGTCGTCAATTGTGTCTGTGTCAAATTCAATCTTGATACCCATCGGGCTTTTCTCCTGGTTGACGGGGGTATGTCTGGCACGATATGACGGAGCCGTCAACTTGTGAGGTGCGCTTTGTTTGAGCTGTTCGACCATCAGGCGACGATCCTGGCCAAGACCCGAAAAGCGTGGGACGAAGGCCATCAGAACGTGCTGTTGCGGGCGGACACGGGCATCGGAAAGACCGTCATGCTGTCGGACGAAGTCCGGCGCCGTGGCAATCTCCCCTCCTGCACTTTCGCCCACCGGCAAGAGCTGGTTGGCCAGCTTTCTCTGTCCCTGGCGCGGCAGGGCGTGCAGCATAACGTCATCGCCCCTGAAAAAGTAGTGCGCGCCATCAGCGCCAACCACGTCCGCAAGGTCGGCCGCAGCTTTTTTGTCCCCAATGCGCCTGCCGCCGTGGCCGGCGTGGATACCCTTATCCGACGACCCGTGACCGCGTGGGACCGGAGCGTCAGGCTCTGGACGGCTGACGAAGCGCATCACGTTCTGCGCGCCAACAAATGGGGCACCGCGACCGAGCGCTTCACGCACCCGCAATGTCAGGGTTTGGGGCCGACCGCCACGCCCCAGCGTGCCGATGGCCACGGGCTTGGGCGTCACGCTTCGGGCCTCTTTGACGTGATGGTTGAGGGGCCGCCCATGCGTTGGGCGATCGACAACGGCTATCTGACGCCTTATCGCATCGTCCTCCCCGAGACGGACCTTGCCAAAATTGACATCGGAGACGTGTCCGCCGGCGGGGACTGGTCGTCCCAAAAACTGCGTGACGCGTCGGTAAAATCCCGCATCGTCGGGAACGTGGTCGAGGAATACCGCAAGCGCGCCGCCGGCATGCTGACGGTGGTGTTCGCCACGGACGTCGACACGGCCGAAGAGATGGCCGCCAATTTCCGCGCCGCCGGCGTGCCCGCCTCCAGCATCACCGGCGAAATGCACGACTCGGCGCGCTGGCAGGTCATTGAAGATTTCGAGGCCCGGCGCCTCCAGGTGCTGGTGGCCGTGGACATCATTTCCGAAGGCTTCGATCTGCCCGCCGTCGAGTGTGCCATTTTCTGCCGACCCACCATGTCCCTCGCGCTTTACATGCAACAGTTTGGCCGCGCCCTGCGCGTCATGGCCGGCAAGCTGGAAGCGCTCATCATCGATATGGCCGGCAACTTCAAAAATTTCGGGCCGCCGGATCGCCCGCGCCAGTGGACGCTGGACGGCGCCGACCGCAAGAGTGGAACGCGCAATTACGTCGAGCCGACCTATACTTGCTCCAGCGACTCCTGCGCCCAGCCTTACGAAAAATGGCGCACGGAATGCCCGCATTGCGGCGCGCTCCCGCCGCCGCCGGCGGACAGGTCCTCCCCGATGGTCGTGGCCGGCGATCTGGTAGAACTTGACCCGGCCACCCTCGCGGCGATGCTGGGCGACGTGGGGCGCGCCGAAATGTCGGCCGCTGAGTTTGCGCAAGACCTGCACGCACGCCGCGTCCCGCTCATCGGCCACAGTCGCCAGCTATCGCATCACCTCGCCAAACAGGCAGCCCGCGAACCCTTGCGGGCTGCCATGGAGTTGTGGGGCGGCGCGCGGCTGGCGGACGGCCTCAACGATCGCGAGATGCAGAAGCTGTTCTTCCACCGTTTCGGCGTGGATGTGATCACGGCGCGCACGCTCCCCGTGGCCGAAACCGAATCCCTGACCATCAAAATCTATGAGGAATTTGCCAATGCAGACGCAGCTCTTTGACTGGGCTCGCCGCTGGGGCGTGCCGGAACAGGCCATCCCGGAGCTGGCCACGCTGCTGGGCACGAGCGATCTGCCGCCTATTGCCCCTCCCCCGCCGCCCAGCGCGCGCGAGGGGTGGGTGCAAGGCCAGGTGCGTATGCGCGCACCCTACGTGGGCATGCACTTGTGGCGCAACAACGTCGGCGCCCTCAAAGATGAACGCGGCGTGCCGGTGCGCTACGGGCTGGCCAATGACAGCAAGCAACTCAACGACCGGATCAAGAGCGGGGACCTCATCGGCATCCGCCGCGTGACCATCACCCCCGCCATGGTCGGGCACGTCATCGGACAGTTTGTCAGCCGGGAATGCAAAGCGCCGGGGTGGCGCTACACCGGCACTCCGCGCGAGAAAGCCCAACTGGCCTGGGCGTCACTGGTCCAACTCAACGGGGGAGACGCCGGCTTTATAGCCAACCCCGACGAGTTGCGCTAAGTTGACCGCCACGTCAGGAGGTTTTTATTTATGCACCAGATAGATTTTCGACGCGAGCGGGGGCCGACAGCCACCGAACGCAAGCGGGCCGCGCTCGTGGACGTCGGCTTGCAGTTGGCCGAGGTCGACGGCTATCAATGGTTGACGCGGGATGGCGTCGCCCGGGCCGCTGGAGTGGCGGCGGGGACGGTCAGCAACCTTTGCGGGACCATGCGCGATTTCAAGCGCGCGGTGCTGCAGGCGGCGGTTGATCGCAACATTCCCGCCATCGTGGCGCAGGGACTGGCGGATCGTCACGAGATCGCCCTTGCCGCGCCGGAGGACGTAAAACGGGCCGCGCTCGCCCGTCTCTCTAACTGACGGGGCCGCCGTGCTGACGCTACCTGACGCAATTTCACCCCTCGCGGCTTATCCGCAATGGATTCACTGGCGCGCCGAATGGGACCCGGCTCGCAACAAATGGCAAAAAATCCCCGAGCAAATCAACGGCTACGGGGCCTCCACCACAAACCCGGCGCACTGGGCTACCCATGCCGCCGCCGCCGCCGCGCTGGCGTCCCGGCCTGCCGGGTTTGAGGGCGGACTGGCGTTCGTCTTTGCTGACTCGGACCCGTTCTTTTTTCTCGACATTGACAATTGCGGCGACGGCGCGGGCGGTTGGTCACAGCACGCCTTGACCATTTTGGGATGCTTCCCCGGATGCGCGGTCGAGGTGTCGCACAGCGGCTCCGGCCTGCACGTCTTCGGGTCGTGTCCGCCCGGCATCGCCAAAGACAAGGGCCGCAAGAATGCCGCCAAGGGCCTGGAGTTTTATACGCGCGAGCGGTTCGTGGCGTTCACCGGCAATTTCGCGGCAACCGGCTCCGCCGCGACCGCCGTGGACTGGCGCCCGTTCGTGGCGACTCAATTCCCGGAGACCGTGGCTAATGGTATCGGCTGGACCACGGAGCCGGTCGAGGGCTGGAAAGGCCCGGAGGATGATGACGAGCTGATTCGCCGGATGATGGAAAGCCGGCCCAGCGCCGCCGCGTCCCTCGGCAACAAGCCGACCATCCAGGATTACTGGCACAACAACGTGCCCAAGCTGGCCGCCGGCTGGCCGCACGCCACGGACGAATATGACCGCTCGCAGGCGGACAGCGCCTTTGCCACGCTGCTGGCGTTCTGGACGGGCAAGGATTGCGAGCGCATGGAGCGCCTTATGCGGCGCAGCGCCATGGTCCGCGACAAGTGGGACCGGGACAGCTACTTGACCCCCACCATCATCAACGCCGCCAACCGCGCCTCGGCGGTTTATGTCGAGCGGGACGCCTCGCCGGCGCAAGAGGAAGCCCCGGCTCCCCCGCCGCCCGGGACCGCTATCGCCGCCCCCATCCGGGGGCAACAGTCTGTCTGTCACGACTTCCAGTTCGCAGCCCATTTTGAGGGGTGCGTTTACGTTGTGGACCGCAACATGGTGTTCGACCGCAAATACGCCCGGCTCATGGACCAGGGGCGGTTCAACGCGGTCTATGGGGGCTTCAAGTTCTTCCTGTTTCCGAACGGCACGGCGCCGGCGCGCAACGCATGGGAGGCGTTCCTCCAGTCCAGCCATTTCCACCCGCCCATCGTGGCCAGCTCGACGTTCCAACCCAGCGCCGCTTTCGGGGAGATCGTCACGGACTCATCAGGATTGAGCACGGTCAACGTCCACCAGCCCTACTCCCCGCCGACCAGTGACGCCGACGCCTCGCCGTTCGTAG